ATCTTATACAGTATCAGGAAATACAAGCTATCAAAATACAATAGTTGTAAATAATCCAGATCCGGCATCAGGTGGAGGAGATGGAGATTCTGTTGATGAATTGAGAATGAATATTGCTGCAGAGTTTCCAACTCAATATAGAGCAGTAACTCAAGAAGATTATTTGGCAAGAACTCTTAGTATGCCTGCACAATATGGTAAGATATCAAAAGCATATGTAACTAAAGATGACGCAACATTTAATAATTACATGCAAGGTGATATTAGCCAAAAAGATCAAGTATTAGTAAGTCTTTATGTCTTAGGTTTGAATGGTAGTAATAATTTAGCAGATCCTTCACCTGCACTACTTCAAAATTTGCAGACTTATTTGTCAGATTATAGAATGATGACTGATGCTATTAATATTAAACCAGCATACATAATCAACATAGGATGTAATTTTGATATCATTATTAGACCTAACTATACAGGTCAAGATGTAATTGCTAGATGTATATTATCTTTACAAGATTATTTTAACGTAAATAGTTGGCAAATAAACGAGCCAATTATATTAGGAGATATCTATTCTTTATTAGATGTAGTTGAAGGAGTTCAAACAGTTAAAGATGTAAGAATAGTAAATAAATCTGGAGAAATAGATGGATATTCTAAATACTCTTACGATATATCAGCAGGCACTTTAAATGGTGTAATTTATCCATCTTTAGATCCTTCTATATTTGAGTTAAAATATCCTAACATAGATATTCAAGGTCGTGTAGTAACAATGTAAAAAAATAAAAAATGGCCGTATATAAAATATTTGCTTCTTCTGATACTACTTTATATTCTAGTAGTCCTGCAGCTAATACAGGTCTTGATGAAATATTAGAAATATCAGTAAAAAATTCAGATAATGTATCTAACTATTTTGTAGATCCAGTTCCTTCTGAACCATTATTACAAGATAATTTAAGAAGGGCGATTCTATTGTTTTCTAATGAAGATATAGCCACTCTAAAATCATTTACTACAGGATCTTGGAAAACAAATCTTAGATTATATTTAGCTACTGCTGAAAATTTAAATACTACTTATAGTTTAGAAGTAAGACAAGTTTCTCAATCTTGGGAAATGGGTACTGGTAAATTTGGTGATTCCCCAGAGACTAGAAATGGTGCTTGCTGGTATAGTCCTAACCAATTTACAACATCTTCTAATTCTTGGGGTTCTGGATCATATTATCTAACTCCTGGAGGAGGTTCTTGGACTAATTTATCTACTACTCAATCATTTGGTTATTCTGATAATAAAGATATAAATGTAGATGTTAGTTCTATAGTAAGTAGTTGGTTTAGTGGTTCATATTCTAATTATGGATTTTTAGTAAAACATCCAAATTCTATAGAACAAAACTCAGGTAGTTACATAGGATTAAGTTTCTTCTCAGTAGACACTCACACAATTTATCCTCCAACATTAGAAATAAAGTGGGATGATAGTTCATATTCTACAGGAAGTCTTTCAGTGATTAATAGCACTGATAGTGTAGTTACTTTATCTAATAATTTAGATACATACAAATACGGAACAGGAAAGTATAGGTTCAATATAAATGCAAGGGACAAATATCCAGTGAGAACATTTACTACGTCTTCTTTATATACAACTAATAAAGCGCTTCCTCAAACATCTTATTGGGCTTTACAAGATGTAAAGACAAATGATATATTAATAGATTATGACACTACGTACACAAAAGTTAGTTGTGATGGAATAAATAGTTATTTTAACCTATATATGAATGGACTAGAACCAGAAAGATATTATAAGATATTAATCAAAACAGTATTATCTGATGGTACGTCTTATGAAATAGATAATGATTTAATATTTAAAGTTACTAGATAATGGCTAACGTAGAATTAGTTAAAGAAGTTTACGGGTCTAATACTTATACTAAGGCTATAAATACTAGGTTTACAGAATTAATACAACCTGATATTCAGCCTGAGGTAGAAACTATTACTGTAGACAGATTCTTTGAATATTATGATGAATTATTTTTTAATATACCTGTTTCAGGGTCTATTAATTCTCATACTTTTTTAGTAGAAAGAAGTCAAGAATATATTGGAGGATCTGTAATAGATGCAGAAAAACAAGCGTTAATTGAAGAGATTAACTCTTTACGTCAGCAACTATTAGATTTAAATCAAAACTTTGCAAATATCAATAATATACTTTAATGGAATTAGTTAACATAACATATTCAGGTGAGGGTGTACAACCATTAGAATTAAATCCTTTAGATCAAAGATTAGTAGTTTCTAATTTTATTAATTCTAATTTTGGAGGACCTAATGATTATATGGAGTTATTCATATATGATGAATTAGGTACTTTACTTGACCAAGATTATGACGCATTTGACTATTATCCATACCTATTAAATAATCCTAAGAATAATACTTTTTCTGCTTTAACTTTAGATCCTGAAAAAGATTTAAAAAATAGAGGGTTTAATAGAGGTAATTTAAATGCGCAATATAATTTTTATACTAAGCTATTTAATTCTCAATTTGGTACATTTTATTGGATAAAAGAAATTTCAACCTCTAGAACAGAGATTAAATTAGCGTCTCAAGTATTATCAAATTCTATTATAAGAGACGGCTTTTCTCAATACGAAACTTATATATCGACAAAAAATTATTATCCTGTATTCTATTTGAATTTTAGTAATAATAATTTAGTAACTGCTAATAACGTAGTTTATACAGAAGACGCAGAAGGTGGATACTTGATAGTTAAATTATATCAACCACTACCTATAGATTTTGATATAAAAAGTCAATTATGGATAGTAGATAAGGTTGCTGAATCTGTAAGCTTTGATGTATCTATTACTGTTGAGGCAGAAAATGTAGATCAAGTAAATAGATTAAGAGGACCTAATTTTAATGTCCAGATAAATGATAAGAATGGACAAACAACTCCTTATTACAATTATAGTAATTTATTAGCTAGTCCTGTAACTTCATCATTTCAAAAACTATTAAGTTATTATCAAGATAGGTCAGTAGCTATAAATGTAGACTACGGAAATTTTGCAAACTTTATACACTTTTCAAGTGCTGTTGAAAGAGTAAACAATTTTGTTTATAAATTACAATTAATAGAAGATTATACTGAGCAACAATATAGCCAATCTTTAATAGCTGGGGGATCTGGTAATATTTTATTCGCTAGTACATCATCTAATTCTGCTCAACAAGCTATAAATAATATAATAGAAAAATTTGATACTTACGAATACTTTTTGTATTTTAATTCATCAAGTTGGGCTTGGCCAAAATCGACTTCAACACAACCTTACAAATTATACTCAGTATCATCTTCACAAGCAAGTAACTTTTTAGGTTCAATAAATACTGTTCCTACATCTACTACCCAATCTTTGTTATGGTCTGCTTCTTATTATGATTCTACTAATAAAGATCTACTACATAATTCTATTCCTCAGTACTTATTAGATGATCCAAATAATCAGCCTTTCATTACTTTTATGGATATGATTGGCCAACACTTTGATAATATTTGGATATACTATAAAGATGTTTCTAATAGGTATAATGCTACAAATAATCCTGATACAGGAATATCATTGGACGTTGTTGGAGACGCGCTGAGAGGCTTGGGTATTCAGTTATATACAAACTCAAACGTATCAGATAATCTCTATTATACGTTGTTTGGAATTAATACAGGTGGATCTTTACTTCCTCCAACAGGATCAGAAATAATTACTAACTATGTTACTTCAAGTTTAGCTACACTTTCTGCAAAAGAAATTCAACAAGAGTTATATAAAAGGCTATATCACAATTTACCTTACTTACTTAAAAGTAAAGGTACAGAAAGAGGAGTTAAAGCACTTATTAGTTCTTTTGGTATTCCTGATGATATTTTAACTGTTAGAGAATTTGGTGGAAATCCTACTACAGCTATAGATGGAATTTTAGATCTTGATTCATCTAACTATAAAATTATTATTGCAACAGGTTCTAATGGAATAGTAACAGGTAGTTTAACTCTTTCATCTTCACTATTACATCCAGAAGCTAGTATACAATACTATGAAAATACACGTAGAATAAATAGTACTAATATAGAAGTTGGATTTTCTCCATCTGATATAATCAACAATAATATAACAGCTTCACAAGGTTATTTTAGTATAGATCAACTTATAGGAAATCCTAATGATCAATACTCTTCTTCTTACACTAGTTTAGTAAGTGCTAGTAATGCTTACTTTTCTACTTATACGAAACCTAATAGTGTTTGGGAATACATAAGACTTATTAAGTTTTATAATAACTCTCTATTTAAAATGATTAAGGATTATGTTCCTGCTAGATCAAATTTGTCTACAGGTATCATAGCAAAATCTCACATGTTAGAGAGAAATAAATATGCTAGACATGAACCTACAGTAACATTTAATGATTATTCTCAATCTATAGATACTGCATTTATTAGTGGTTCTGATGGAGGATCTATTATTGGATCGACTTCATTTACAGGAAGCGTATTAACAGCTTCTGGATCAGTTAATGTTATTTACTCTGATGGTATTGAGAAATATAATGGTGAGTTTAGTGGATCTACTATATTAGTAACTAATGGTGATGCATTCTCACAATCAGAAATATCTAATGATCCTTCTAGTTCTTTATTTGTAACTTATTCACTAGGAGCTCTTTATCAAAATGTAACCCAATCTGCACGATCAGAAATTTTATTAGACTTAGATTATAATTCAGACCAATTAGTTCCAGTAAACTATAATATAGTTACTGAATCAATAATCAATTATCAGATTAATAATTTTAGTACCTATACCAATCCAAATACTCCATACGCTAGGGTTCAAGACTTTAACTATTTTTCTAATAGATCTGTAATTCAAAGATATAGTGGATCTAAAACTATAAGCTCTAAATATAATGTTTATACACCAGGTGATGATTCATATGGTAAAACAGCTGCTATTGATAAAATAAAATATCAGTATGCTTATTTAGTTGATATATTTTCTTCGTCCTTTCAGTTACCAAAGAGAGCAAATGCACAAATAAAATATGTTATAGATAATAGTGAAAATGTTTTAGATTTAACTAAACTAAATAACAATATATTCACTGTTCAGAATGTATTTAAATCAGGAGAAACAGTAGACGTATCTTTACTCAATTACGATAATACAAACCCATACGTACAAAAATTAACAGACAATAGTAATTTTAATATATATGAAGGAGGATATAGATATAGTCCAATTCTATTTAATGTTGGTGGAAGTGGTAGTATGGAATATCTTTTAGATGAGCCTTTAGAAGTTACTAGTTCAGTTACAATACCTTCTACTACACCTTTAAGTCCTGGTGATACTAACTATTGGACGATAAGTAACTCTGATTTAGATTTATTTAGTCCGGCTCCTGGAATAATAGTTTTATCTATTACAGGTAGTGCGGTAGTAGGAGGAACTTCTAATAAGGCAGTAAACATTTCTTTACAGATAAGAAATACATCTGCAAGAAGCACCGTATTTTATACAGTACCAGAATTTCAAATACCTACAGGAACTACGCCTCCTTACAAAAGAACTGTTAATTTACCTAGTGGAGTTTACTCTGATTGGGTAGCTGCAGATATAGTTGTAGTTAATAACCTATCTGAAAATGAATTTGATCCAACAGGTGGAGGAACAGAAAATTCAACCCGATATATAAGTAGTGTATTTGATAATGATACTTGTTGGTGGGCACTAGATACTAGAAATATTAAAATTTCATTGACTCAATCATTGTATTATAATGAAGGGTTTATATTTAATGGTGCTTATCCAGGTATAGATACTCCGGTTTTTGATTTTAATTTAAATCAAATGGATTTAGTTAGATTCTTTAATACTGGAAGTGGCTGGTCAACAAAATCTGAATATAGAGTGGTTTCAGTTTACCCTTATATAGATTCAACAGGATCTTATTACAATATAACAATAGATAGAGATTTAAACCTATCTGATACATCTGGGTCTGTTTCTTATCCTGCCAAGATATGTAAGTACATAGTCTTAAAAAGACTTCCTGATGAAACAAATATTATTTTAAATTATGATCTTGCCCAACCAATTACCCAGGACGGTCTTCTAATACCGCAGTATATAGATGAAACTGTTAGAGACAATTCAGGAAATGTAGTAAAATCATTAAAACAACAAAATCTTATAGAAAGTACACCGTAGTAAAGTAATTTTCCAATAACACATATTTATTTAAAAGCCCACTTCTATGTCATATTTAAGTAGCACATCGGTAGTAGTTGACGCAATCCTTACTTCAAAAGGAAGAGAACTATTAGCCAGAAATGATGGATCTTTCAGAATCACACAGTTTAGTTTAGCTGATGATGAAATAGACTATACACTTTATAATCCAAACCACCCATCTGGTTCTGCATTTTATGGAGAGGCAATTGAAGCTATGCCTATACTTCAAGCTTTTCCAAATGATACAGAGATCATGAAGTACAAACTTATTACACTTCCAAGAGGAACGGCTAAAATACCGGTTCTTGATTTGGGATACACTGGAATAACTTTAAAACAAGGTGCTTCTCTTGCTATTACTCCTCAAACTCTCAACTATCTTGGTGCTACATCAACATTTGAGCAGTCTGGATATGTTGCAACAATCGGAGATGTTAGAACTATGAGTTCATTTAACGGCGTAGGCATCAACACACCAGAAGCCACTTCTCTAAACTCTACTACAACAATAGGTACTAATGTAAGTAAGACAGTTATAGGAACTACTATTAACTTAACTGCTACTACTGTTAATACTCTATTTGGTTCTAATAGTTCACTCTACACAACATTAGTTGTTGTAGGTCGTGATTCTGGAGCTAGAATTAGTGTTCCTGTAACAATTATAAAAGTAAACTCATAATATATTAACACATGTCATTTACAAGATTAGATCCAACAGATTTTGTAGTATCAGCAGATTCAGTGGTTGCACCTGCTTGGGGTAATAATGTTACTACACTAACTACATTTTTTACTGCCCCTGCTAATACAACAGGGAGTTTTTATGTAGACGTATATAATGCAAATGTAAGTAATCCAAGCTCATCGGTTCAATTTTCAGTAGCATATGGTCACTATGCAGGATCTGGATCTGCTCCATTAAATTCATTAGTAACTGGAATTAGTCCTACAAGAATAACTTTTGGAGAATATAGAAATTTGATATACGGAGATGCAGAAATTCCATTTAATTTTGGAACAGGAAATACTGCTTCTGTTGATATAGCTGCAATTGCAGTTGATAGAAATAGATATAAAGAGAGTTTATTTCCAGGTACATTTAATTTAGCTTTAAGTTCTAGTGCTGGAAAAATTTCATTAACTGATAATTCTAATGATGTATCTACTATTACATATGTAGATGGTGGTAGAGTTTATAATATAATTTCCGGATCTAATGGAACTGCAGCAAGTACTCCTTTGGTAACTGGAGCCGCTGAAAAAGGCTACACCGCATCTGGTAGTTATGGATTATTTTTGCCTGACATGGGAATTATAATTCTTAATCCTAGAGCTCTTAATTTACCTTTTGCAAATGGAGGATTAAATATATCATTTAGTACAACAAATACCGTAGGAGGCTCATCAACAAATAATGATTTAATATATAGCATTATAAATTCAGGATCTTTTTTCCAACTAAATTCTGAAGAAACTATATCTTCTGATTATATATTTGTTAGGATTAAAAATGCTGAATATAACTATAGTACAAATCCTTCTTTTATAACTGGTTCTACAGGAGCTCTTATCTATTCTAACTTCATTAATAGTCCTCAAACATATCCTACAACAGTAGGTCTGTATAATGACAATAATGAATTATTAGCTGTAGCCAAAATGTCTAAACCACTTACAAAAGACTTTACTAAAGAAGCTCTTATAAGAGTGAAATTGGACTGGTAGTAATCTACCTAAATAATTTATGGGGATATCTAAAAACATACTTGACAGATCAGATATTTCTACGCAACCTATAAAGTTGAAATACTCTGCATCTTATGCAAGTGCTTCTTTTCCTGTTTATGGAATAACTATAAATAGAGGCACTAATAGCTCGTTCTCAGAGAATAGTGCTTCATTTACTGTTTATAAAATGACCCAACAGTTATATTATAATGAGTATATAACTGGATCTCAATTATTTAGTGCTAGTTATTGGAACTGGTCTCCTCAATCAACTGCAGCATCTGGTACTTTTGATAATGACTATAGATACTTTCCAACAGGTTCTGGTGATAACATAACGGTTTTAGCTATGCCTAGAAATGTGTTTGGTGAAAAAGTTAGTAGAAATAGCTTTGTAATAAATAGTTCTGCATTCAAGCTGATTGATGATGGTAACGGAAATGTAATAGATATACAAAATAGTGGAGTTCATGTAGGTAATATTCTCTATGCTCAAGGAGTAGTTGTAATAACAAATTTAGATTATGAGTATGCTTTAATTGATGATTATATAGGAACTACAACTACTACTACTAGTACAACAACTAGTACAACGACTGCTCCTACAACTACTACGACAACAAGTACAACAACTAGTACAACTACTGCTCCTACAACTACTACAACGACTAGTACAACTACGGTTGCACCTACAACTACCACTACTAGTACGACAACTAGTACAACAACAGAAGCTCCGACAACAACTACTACTAGCACTACTACTGCCGCTCCTACAACTACGGTTGCGCCTACAACTACCACTACTAGTACAACTACTAGTACAACAACAGAAACTCCAACAACTACCACAACTACTAGTACAACCACTAGTACAACAACTGTTGCATCTACAAACCATTTTAGAAGCGTAACTCCTCAAAGCAGTGCAGCTAACGCCTGTCTACAAAGTACACCGAATGATATCTATACTTCTGTAGCAACTTCTACTATGGCAAACAGCATTGTATTTTATTCAGATGCTAATTTAAACACTGTTTTTAATGGTGCAAGTCAATGGTTTAAAATATTATGGAAAGGATCTGTAGGATTTGATGATATTTATGCAGTACAAATTAATTCGTCAGGTGTAGTGTTAAATTGGGAATACTGCCCAACAACTACCACAACAACTAGTACAACAACAGGAGTTCCTACAACCACTACAACTAGTACAACGACTAGTACAACAACAGAAGTTCCGACAACCACTACAACTAGTACAACGACTAGTACAACTACAGCAGCTTGTTATGAATATGTGGCAACAGCAGGCCAAACAGATATAGATAATTCAGATAATGGAACTGTTTATTTTAACTATACAGATTGTGATGGAAATCCTCAAACTCTTAGCAGAGGAACTACCACTCCAAGCAATCCAGTTTGTGCTATAAATGTAGGAAGTGTTTATATATTAATAGGAGGAAATCAATCAGCTGCAGGAAGCAGTTCATGGAGTACGCCTGGAACTCAGTGTAATGGAGCTCCAACAACCACAACTACTAGCACTACAACAGAAGCTCCGACAACCACAACTACTAGCACTACTACTGCTGCGCCAACAACTACAATTGCACCAACGACCACCACTACTAGTACAACCACTAGTACAACAACGGCAGAACCAACGACGACAACTAGTACAACTACTAGTACAACAACTGTTGCATCTACAAATCATTTTAGAAGTGTAACTCCTCAATTAAATGCACCTAATGCATGTGCTCAAAGTACTCCAAGTAATATTTACACATCTGTAGCAACATCTACTATGGCAAATAGTATAGTCTTTTATTCAGATGCCAGTTTAAATACTCTTTTCAATGGAGCTAGTCAATGGTTCAAAATATTATGGAAAGGATCCGTAGGGTTTGATGATATTTATGCTGTTCAAATCAGCAGTTCTGGTGTAGTTCTAGACTTTTTATTCTGTAGTTCTATTACTACCACAACGACTAGCACGACTACTAGTACTACAACTGTAGAACCTACTACAACAACGACTAGTACAACTACATCAACAACAACAGAAACTCCAACAACAACTACTACTAGTACAACAACTAGTACTACAACTATAGCTTGTTATGAGTATGTGGCAACAGCAGGTCAATCTGATATAGATAATGCGGATGGCGGAACTGTATATTTTGAGTATGTAGACTGTGACGGAAATCCTGCTACTATAGGTAGAGGAACAACAGATCCAAGTAACCCGATATGTGCAAGAAGCGTAGGAACAGTTTATATATTAATAGGAGGAAATCAATCCGCAGCTGGAAGCAGTTCATGGAGTACACCTGGAACTCAGTGTAATCCTGGTGGTGGAGGTGGAGGGGAATAATTTTTAAATAATACTTAATAGATAATAGAATCGTTATGAAAAATTTACGTTATATTTGTGCTCAACCAAGATTAGTTTATTATGCTTGGCAAGTAGAAGTTATGATTAATAATTTCATTAAAAATGGAATTAATCCAAACAATATAGATATTTTAGTAGCTTGGAATCCTAATGATGGAACATCATCTAAAGAAGCTGTTGAAATGTGGGAAAAATTAGCATCTCACTATAATACAGTAAGATTCTTTTTTTATCAAGATACTAGAGAACAACCTATAAGATATATTTCTTCTATAAGACCTAATATATTAAAACAACATTTTAAAGCACATCCAGAATTATATAATGAGGTAATATTCTATCATGATTGTGATATGATATTTACTAAACCAGTAGATTGGAATAAATTTTTAAATGATAATGTTTGGTATCTTAGTGATACTAACAGTTATATAAACTATGATTATATTAGTTCAAAAGGTGAAGATGTTTATAATAAAATGTGTGACGTAATAGGAATAAATTCTATTATTCCAAAATTAATGAACTCTAATTCCGGTGGCGCTCAGTACATCTTAAAAAACATAGATTATGAATTTTGGGAAAAAGTAGAAAAAGATTGTGAAAAATTATATTCACAAATTAATGAATTAAATAATTTAAAAAAACAACAAGATCCTTCATACCATGAACTTCAGATATGGTGCTCAGATATGTGGTCAGTTTTATGGAATGGGTGGCTTAGAGGAAATGAAACTAAAGTAGTTAAAGAAATGGATTTTAGTTGGGCAACTGATATGGAAGAGAGATGGAACGATACAAATATATTTCATAATGCAGGAGTAACATGTTCTTGTGGAGGTAAATTTTATAAAGCTAATTATAGAGATACGCTTCCTTATAATTTAGATCTTAGAATAAAAGAAGGAACCGCAAGTTATAAATACTATCAAGAAATACAAGAGACAGCAAAAAAATCACCACTAATATGACAATCAAAAATTACGTAGAAAATTTAGTTTCGCAAGGAGTTTCAATAAACTGCATTTATGATATAGGAGGTTGGATGGGATATTGGACAGAAAATATGTCTAGTGGAGTTTTATCTGATAGAGAATTTATAGTCTTTGAAGGCAATCCTTATTATGAAGAGGCTTTATCTAGATTAGGAAAAAAAGTATTTATAGATGTGCTAAGCGATAAAAAAGGAGTAGAAGTAGAATACTATGATGCACCTTTATCAGGAGAATCTTATTATAAAGAAAAAACAAATTATTATAAAGATCACATCCCAAAAAAAAGAATAACTAATACCTTAGATAGTATTATAGAACAAAATAATCTTAATCTACCAGATTTTATAAAAATAGATACTCAAGGTTCTGAATTAGATATTTTAAAGGGTGGAATAAAAGCAATTAACAATGCTAAAATAGTTTATACAGAATGTCCTATTGTGGAATATAATTTAGGTGCACCAAACATTCAAGACTATTTAAACTTCTTTGACTACTTTGGATTTTATCCAATGAACATTTTAGAAACACATTTTATGGATAATATACTTGTTCAAGTAGATATTGTTTTTATGAAAAAAGATTTAAAAAACACTTTGTACGGAGAAAATAAAGCTATTTTATAATGATAAAAGAAAATGATCAAAACATAATTTTTTATTGGGATGGACCTATTTCTGATTCTAGAAAAAAGATATTAGATGATTGTCTATACTCAACAAGAGTATTTAATCCAGACAGGCCTATTTATTTAGTATCAAATTGGATAAAGGAATTAGATAAAAAATATGATATTGAAATAGTAAATTGGGATGATAGTTTTTTTGACGGAATTAATGTTCCTATACTAGATAAGTACAAAGTTGCTAATTATAGAGAGATGTCTGATTTAATGAGAATGACACTTCTATATCAATTTGGAGGAAGTTACATAGATACAGATGATCTTTGTATAAATAAAATGACAGATTTAAAAAATATAGTTTGTAGATCATATGATCCTCATACCTGCCATTATAATAAACTAACCCCAGAAGACTGTATCCCAGGAAAATATAGAGAAATTAAAGGATATGATGAAATTTATATGTTTCCAAGAAATGATTGCTGGTTAAACTTTGAACCAAAGAGTAAATTTATAAGCGATATATTTAATAACGAAAAGTTTTTATCTGCAGAAAAAGTAATTTATATTGGAGATGGTTTTTCTTGGCAATCTTTAACTTTAGAATCTTGTTTAAAAAATATAGATAAAATAGGAGATGTTTATAATCTAGGATTAACACTACTTTATTTTTATGAAGATTTTGTATCTGCAGTTTCATATTGGGATAGATGTCTATACGGAGGAGAAATGTGTGACATTTATAAACAGCTTCCTGATTTAGACAAATATGAATGGGGATTTTATAAGTGCAATAGAGAAACTGCCGAAAACTTTTATAATAAAATAATACAAACATATCCGTATATTTCTCATATGTGGTTACATAGCAAAGATATGAAAGAGGAATGGTTAAAAGATGAAATAGATGAAATGTCAAGTTTATCTAATTGGATATATAAAATGGTTAAAGAAAAATTATGATATCTGTAGTAACGTTAACATATAAAAGAAAACACATTTTAGAAGAAGCAATACAATCTTATCTTAATCAAGATTATGAAGGCGATTCAGAAATGCTTGTAATAAATGATTCACCAGATGTACAATACGTATTTGATCATCCTAAAGTAAGAATAATAAATTCACCTACTAGATTTAGTTCTATAGGTAAAAAACTACAATACGGTTTTCAACAGGCAAAAGGAGATTATTTGTATAGATTAGATGATGATGATCTATTATCTCCGTGGGCTCTGTCTATAGTAAATGAGTATATAACAGAAAATCCAGGAAAAGATATCTACAGATGCGCTCATCATTATTTTTTTAGTAATAATGAATTTACTTCTATTAGCAGTAGCATTAATAATGGGAATTGTTATTCTAGAGATTTTATAAATAGAATAGAATTTCCTGAGGTAAGTGGAAACGAAGATAATACTATAACATTTTGGAGAGATGCAAATATCTATAACGGAGATAAAGGAAAATACTCTATGTTATATAGATGGGGCATGTATACTTATCATATCTCAGGTATGGGTAATTATGAAGATAATGATTATGTATTGTCTAGAACAGATCAATTATGTGAAAAGGAAGAAGGTATCATACAATTAAATCCTCATTTTAAGAATGACTATTACAAATATTTATAAGTATGCCATCTTATTCTCCATATACTCTTGATCTAGTATCAGAAATTACTGTTTATCAGAATGAAGTTAGGTGTAGAGTAAAAGAAAATGATTTTAACTATACACAAAATCCTAGCTCAACAAAATCAGGAACCACAGGTTCTTACATAGATGCTGTAACTGGTTCAGATTTTCATCCTTATACTACTACTGTAGGATTATATAATGATAAAGATGAGTTATTAGTAGTTGGAAAATTATCTAGGCCATATCCAGTACCACCAAATACAGACATTACTTTTATAGTAAGGTGGGATAGTTAAAAAATAAAGTATGAAAAAATGGTTATATTATGATCCTCTAGGAATTACTAGAGAGTTTAATTCAATAGAAGACTTTCCACCCAATACTGTTGGCTTTATATATAAGATCACCAATCTTGTCAATAGTAAATTCTATATAGGTAGAAAGGTCCTTTTCAATAATACCAATAAAGTATTAACCAAGAAGGAGATCGCGGAATGGGACAAACCTGGGCGCGTCCCACGCAAGAGGAAGATAGTTAAAGAGTCTGACTGGTTATCATACCATGGAAGTAATAAACTTCTTAATCAAGAAAGAAAAGAAGTGGGTGATGATATATTTAGTAGGGAGATCTTACAATTATGTTACTCTAAGAAACAATTGACTTATTATGAAGTTTGGTGGCAAATGCACTACAAAGTTCTTCATATAGATTCATATAATGATAATATCCAAGGTAGGTTTTATAGAAAGGATGTAGAATAAAAAAAGCCCTGGCACTTGCCGAGGGCTATATGTATGGGCTTGCAAAGGTTAATTCCAATCGATTATTTTATGTAAGGTATTTTTATCTATATTTGCTTTTAAAGCTTTAATAACAGCTTGTTCAAATTCAACTCTAGGGAAAGAACTTCCTCCTTCATCTGGGCCTAAAGGTTGATTACTAGGATTAAGCTCACCAGCTTTCTCAGCAGCATCCAATTGATCATTATCCATGTCATCAAATTCTCTTGAACTAATTTCTTGTAGAAGAGGATTGTTTGATGTGTATTGTTTAAAGTTAAATGCCATAGTTTATTTTTTATAATTTAACTTAAATCACTAGCAAGGAAGTCAATAATATCCTTATCATCAAATCCATCATCTCTTAAACTATTAATTGTTTTTCTAACAATAGGAGATACTTTTCCAATATATTCATGAGAAAGTCCCAGCATTCTATCAAACTTATCTTGCTCGTCTGAATAACCGCCCATTCTATTTAAAGAAGGAAATGGATTTACAGAATCATCATAATCCATACTTTCTGCTTCTTCCATTTCAACACCAGAAGATGATACTGTTACCTCTTCTTCTACGCCATTTTCTTTAACAGGTTGGTTTTTTATTATATCAAAGAATAACACATTCTTAGAGTCAGTATCAAAATCATCATCTTTAGTAACACTTTGAGGATCTATTTTCCAACCAGGGAATTTTGATTGAAGTAAATTTTTAATATCAGTAAAAGCAGCTTTACTTACTTTACTTTCAATAGAAATTGCAATTCCACCATCCTCAACAATTTTATTACCTACTCTTGCTACAGTTGGTGCAATTCTTACATTCTCATATTCCTCTTGATCAGGTCTAGCTTTTTTATATCCGTATTTTTTTTGAATAGCAAATAGCTTTGACATTAAACTATCTTTATCGTCTTTACCTGCTTCTTCCACAGGACTGTCTTGTACAAATCCATCACCAAATCCATCCAGCTTATGTTCTGGACCTTCATACGGAATTTCTGTATCCAAATACATTTCTTCTTTATCAAGGCTTTCTTCTACATCTGCTTCTGAATTAATCATTTTATGTAAGATAGGTGCTACTTTTTCTGCATCAGGCTCTCCAAAAAGCTTTAGAGCATCAATAAGTTCTTTTACTGACATACCATACAAATCATCTAAACGTCCTTCTTCTTCATACTCATCGAACCAATCCTCCGCCGAAGCTTGAGCTCGATCATAATCCATATCTTCTTTTAAAGAGTGTAGGTCTACATATTTACCAAGAATAGCATGTGAACCTAAGTGGTTTTCTCTTAAATACTTTGCAATGTTAAAATCTTTCATTATAATAATTTTACTACTAATAAATATTGAATTACTTATTAAATATGCTTTTGATTATTGTATACAGTAAAACAAAGGGTGCAGCTACAATTGTTGCCACTCCTAGGCCTATAAGACCTAGAAAGAAGATCAAGATCATTAGCCCTACACAAAACCCAACAACTGTTAGTCCTAGTTCTAGGTTAAGTGGCATGATCAACAGTCCTATAGCAGAGAATGAGAATAGTAACAGCCACAAGGTCATCAAGCTCCACTTGAGTTTCCAATATATGAAAGCAACAATAAAGCAGGCTAGTATAAACAATAGATAAGTCATAAGCATTTTCGTTTCCGCATAGGGGCCTAAAAATATAGTATTTACAAATTTACTCTAAAGTATTACCAAAGTCATTAGAAACTACAGTCAACTTCTCTCC